ACAGCAATCCGAAACCACTGGCACGTGGAGAATAAGCTGCACTGGCGTCTGGACGTGGTAATGAATGAAGACGACTGCAAAATAAGAAGAGGAAACGCCGCAGAATTATTTTCAGGGATACGGCACATCGCTATTAATATTTTGACGAATGATAAGGTATTCAAGGCAGGGTTAAGACGTAAGATGCGAAAAGCAGCTATGGACAGAAACTATCTGGCGTCAGTCCTTGCGGAGAGCGGGCTTTCGTAGTCTTACCCCGACTCTCCCCCAGCCTTAAACACAACCCCCACTCACCGCAACCTAAACTCATCCGCATCCTGCCATGCCGGAAACTTTTCTCTATATTCCCGCAATGCCATCATCGACAGCTCCGCATCAATGCGCGTTGCCTGATGCGCGTCGGCAGTAGCGATAATCTCGCCTTGTGGATTAATCACCCGGCTGTCACCGCGATAATGGCAGCCGTTGCCATCGCTGCCGACGCGATTGCATCCCGCCACATACGCCTGATTCTCAATCGCGCGGGCCGTCAGCAATGCCTGCCAGTGCAGAGAGCGCGGAGCAGGCCAGTTGGCGACGTACAGGGCGAGGTCATAATCGTTGAGATTGCGCGACCACACAGGAAAACGTAAGTCGTAGCACACCAGCGGCAAAATACGCCAGCCGCGCCATTCCACAATCACTCGCGCATTGCCCGCTTTATAATGTAGATGCTCATCTGCCATGCGGAACAGATGACGCTTATCATAAAAATGTACCGTGCCGCCCGGTGATGCGCCGCGCGATAAATGCACTCTATCTTGTGCGATAAATGGCATCCACGCGGCGTTTCATTATTTGAAAAAGAATTACATTTCAGGTTGCGTTATGACAGTCCCAACAGGGTGATAGCGGTAGATCGTTGACAGTCCAATATCATAGATAATTGCCAGCCGCTTTCTGTCATACCCTTTCTGGAGCAATCTTGCGATCTGCTCATGCTGCTCCTTCGTCAGTTTCGGGCGACGTCCTCCAACTCTTCCTTGTGCTCGCGCAGCAGCCAGTCCAGCCAGCGTGCGCTCAACTATCAGTTCACGCTCCATTTCTGCCAGTGCACCCATCATATGAAAAAAGAACCTTCCCATCGGAGTGCTGGTATCGATTGAATCCGTCAGACTGCGAAAATTGACACCTTTTGCGCGTAGCTCTTCTGTGAGAGCAATGAGGTGTTTCATTCTTCTACCCAACCGATCCAGCTTCCAGACCACCAATGTATCCCCTCTTTTAAGGCACTTTAAAGCGCGTTTCAGGCCTGGTCGTTCCGACTTGGTTCCGCTCATTTTGTCCTCAAAAATCTGTTCACATCCTGCGCACATTAATGCATTGCGTTGCAAATCTGTGTTTTGGTCATTTGTTGACACACGTATGTAGCCAATCAGCATTAAAAATACTCCCTTTTGAGTGGTTAAAGTACTGAGATAATGTGGGGAGGATTTGAGAGATAAACGTTGGTTTGGGGGAAGGCTCGGCGCTGCCCGTTGGTGTACCTGTTCCGTGGCCCACTGCCACACCGCCAGCAGGCTGGTTAAAGTGCGACGGGCGCGCCTTTACAAAAGAACAATATCCTGTTCTGGCCAGAGTCTACCCGACCCTCCGTCTTCCCGATTTGCGCGGTGAGTTTATCCGTGGATGGGACGACGGGCGAAAAGTGGATACAGGGCGCGATCTGCTTTCACGGCAGGATGGTACAAGTTTTTCTCATTACGCAGGTAATTTTGACATTGGGTCTGGTCATTCAATCAATAACTATGACCAAATCCTTGACAACCAACCTGGATTCTCCCGTTTTTCATTTGCAGGTCCTTCGCGAGGCGATGGGGTTAATTATGTGACCATTCGTCCCCGTAACATTGCGTTTAATTACATCGTAAGGGCGGCATAGAAACGTTGGTTTGGGGGAAGGCTCTGCATTGCCTGTTGGTGTACCGGTTCCATGGCCCACCGCCACACCGCCAGCAGGCTGGTTACAGTGCAACGGAGCTACGTTCACCAAAGAACAATATCCTGTTCTGGCCAGAGTCTACCCGACCCTCCGTCTTCCCGATTTGCGCGGTGAGTTTATCCGTGGATGGGACGGTGGTCGCAAGGTTGATACCGGGCGTGCGCTACTTTCATTTCAGGAAGGGACTATCGTATCCGGTTTTGATGATAATGATACCGGAGATATCAGTTCGCTCGGCTCTACACAATACGGATTTGGTGACGCTTTAACCTCTAATCAACTGGGGGTCTTAAATGGCAAAAAGTGGATATTTGATGCATCCTCTAAAGGTGCACAAAGATATGACTGGTGGGCTTATGTATCAGCTCGCCCCCGCAATATCGCATTTAACTATATCGTGAGGGCGGCGTGATACCGTTCAGCCGGCAAGCGCCAGTGGCGCTTCCGGCCAGCTGATTTCAGGTGCCTTGCTGATATCCAGTGCGTTCAGCTCGTCGATATAATCCAGCACGGCGTTCAGTTTTGCCGTTTCTTCTGGTTTCAGACTGCGACCAGCACGCAGTTTGAGGTTGATAAGATCGACGGACGCCATCGCCTGTTTCACCCGTTGCTGGCGTTGCTGTCTGGCAACCTCCAGTTCTGCGGCTCGCTGCCGTTCAGTATCGGTTACCCACGCCTCACCGTTCCAGGTATCCCATGGCGTGGCTGGCTGTTTTGTGGTGGTGTCCGCCGGGTAATCACCCGGTTGGGTAATCAGAACGGGGTTACCGTTCTCCGTGCTGTATACCGTCTCGCCGCGGTGATCAGGCACATGCTCCCACCCGTTCAGCGTGGCAGTCCGGCAAACCACGTAACCCGAAATTGCTTCCGGCGGTGCATCGGCGCACGAATGTTCCGGAGTACCCACCCCAAGGGCGAGATACTCCACAGAGGATGAGGTGTATTCCCGGGTTTCCTCGTCATAGTGATATACAGTGATATCGCCCGCTACAGTGGCGATACCGTTTTCATCCAGAACTGCAGTGTTACTCATTAAACTGCCCTCACAATGTAATTAAGTGCAATGCTACGGGGTCTGACAGTGATACCCTTCGCATACCCGCTTCTGATAGAGGTCAGAATAGTAGCCTGCATACCATTGTCTGACATTGCCACGACAGGATCGCTGAATGTTGTCCCGTCCGGCATTTTAAAGCTGCCCTCACGAAGGTCTGTAATGGAATCTTCATTGTTGAATCCCATGCCGACTATCCCCGAGGTTCCCGTAGTGTCCTGGTTATAATAATCCAGCATTGCTGTTCTTAACAGCGTTGCCCCTTGTGCGGACAGCAACTTACGTCCTGTATCAACTTTGCGCCCGTCGTCCCATCCACGGATAAACTCACCGCGTAAATCGGGAAGACGGAGGGTCGGGTAGACTCTGGCCAGAACAGGATATTGTTCTTTTGTAAAGGCGCGCCCGTCGCACTTTAACCAGCCTGCTGGCGGTGTGGCGGTGGGCCACGGAACAGGCACACCAACGGGTAGCGCCGAGCCTTCTCCTAAACCAAGGTAATTGAGGACATCTTTTATACTGCCCTTAGCGATAATAGCGCGACCAATAGCTGTAAGGGTTGCCAGCTCTGCGCGGTCTGCTCCGGTAAAATAAGGCAACCGATCTGCTGCAGTGGCAAGTCCTGCCAGAGCAGTGAGCGTGGCATCTGCCGGTTGTTTTCCGTTTGCCAGATCGTATGCAGCCTTGACCGCTTTCGGTGTGGCGGCCAGTATTTCAGACGTGCTGTTGATGGCACTGCTCAATTGTACGGTGCCTTTTGCCGTCAGCGAGGCAGCAGGCACTCCCGTTATCTGACTCCACGGGTGAGTGTGGCTGACGGGCGCCTTGCCGGCTGCAAGGTCGTATGCAGCCTTGACCGCCTTCGGCGTGGCAGCCTCAGTTTCTGATTGCTGTTGATGGCACTGCTCAATTGTACGGTGCCTTTTGCCGTCAGCGAGGCAGCAGGCACTCCCGTTATCTGACTCCACGGGTGAGTGTGGCTGACGGGCGCCTTGCCGGCTGCAAGGTCGTATGCAGCCTTGACCGCCTTCGGCGTGGCAGCCTCAGTTTCTGATTGACTGTCCGTGGCGCTGCTCAGTTGTACGGTGCCTTTTGCCGTCAGCGAGGCAGCAGGCACTCCCGTTATCTGACTCCACGGGTGAGTGTGGCTGACGGGCGCCTTGCCGGCTGCAAGGTCGTATGCAGCCTTGACCGCCTTCGGCGTGGCAGCCTCAGTTTCTGATTGACTGTCCGTGGCGCTGCTCAGTTGTACGGTGCCTTTTGCCGTCAGCGAGGCAGCAGGCACTCCCGTTATCTGACTCCACGGGTG